GCTCTACAAGGGCAACAGCATGGTGCTGGCCAAGCACAGTCTGGTGACGCTGCACATTGACCAGAGCGTGGCCATACGGCGGTTCATCAGCGGCGTGCACACGGGCTTGCACAGAAGGCTGCACGATGTCAGGGGTCATTGGGCGCAGACGCGCCGCCACCAGAACGCCTGCACGCATGTGTGGGACCCCGTTGACGCTGACCACTACCGCTGCCTGCGGTGTGAGGCCAAGCGGTGGTGGCGCAAGAACCACAGCCGGGGCCTGCTTGAGGTGGGCACCATTGTTAAGGAATATGAGGTGAGCAAATGAACGAACAGGCTGAAGCCATCTACCAGCGTGTCAAGGCTGAGGCTGCGGCCAAAGGCAAGACATCAGGGGGTGAAACCACCCGCGTTAAATGGAGCAGGCTGTGGTGTTACTATTACCCGATGTCCCGCCGTTTTTCTTGGTTTGGCCCAAGCACCAACGTCACCGAGTCATTGACCAAAAGACAGGTCATCAGCCTGATCAACATTGAGTTAGAGGAGGGGGCAGAATGAAGACCCCTTACATACCCATTGTGGAAGCGCGGCTGATTGACGGCAACGGCCAGTACGCGCCGTTCAACCTGACCTTCTACGGCATACCGCTGTCTGAGTTCATGATCAGCCCCGGTGGCGGCAGCCGCATCAGGGCGGCGCTTGAGCGGCGCGGCATCACCGGCTACGTCAGCAGCCCGTTTGCGGTGTTTGAGCGGCGGGTGAACCTATGAAGTGGCCGGGTATCACACGAGCGGCGCTTGAGATTGCCTATGACAACGGCGGCATCACCCGCATGCGGTCTGAGGAGCGGATGCTGGGGCAACTTGAGCGCTGGCTTGAGACGCAACCGCAAGACCCGCTGCCTGCCATAGATGCATGGCTGCTGGCCCTGTCAGATGAAGACCTTGAAACGGTCTGTGTGGGTGAACAGCTTGAGGTGGCAGCGCTGATGGCAAGTGCGCCGCCATTCACCGATCAGTTGCTCAACGCCTACTTTGAGGAGGTTTGCTGATGAAAGAAATTGAACTGTCACGCACACCCATCAGGCTTGACGTGCTGATTGCATGGCTCAAGGAAGCCGGTAACGGTGGCGTTACACCCAAGGGCATGCGGCGGCTTTGCCTTGAGGCGGCACGCGCTCTGGAGGACGCTAGGCCATGAAACCCATCTGCCTGAAGTGCCAGCGCTTCTACCGCGCCAAGAAGAACGGCTACGCCTTCATTGAGGGCATGCCGCTGGGTGCGTCACTGCCCGGCACCGAGTACCCTGAAGGCTGGGTGCCGTACAAGCTGTGGGTTGGTGACCTGTGGGTGTGCCAAGGCTGCGGCCATGAACTGGTGGCGGGCGTGGCGCGCCTGCCACGCGGAGAGCATTATGAGCCAGACTTTGAAGAGAAGGTGAAAAGCTATGGCAGACCCTTGGTTCAAATTAACGACTGCTGAGCGGCGGGCCGCTGAGCGCGCTGCGCACCAGTTCAGTGATGACATAGGCGGGCACGCCAGCAACTATCGCGTGCCGCCCGACCCGTATCAAGCGGGCCTGCGCGGCGCGGCGGCGGCCAGTGCAGAGGCCATGGCATCAGTCACCACCATCAAGATGGTGCACACCAACATCAACACCGTCCCGGTCAAAGTGGTTGGCCCCAAACTAGAACGAGGGTAGGTTACACGGCATAGGGGCCTGTTTGGGTACGGGAGTGGCAGGCCCCCTGAGGGCGGCCCGCAACCGTTGGCTGGTTTTGCGGGCCGCCTTTTTAACAGGAGTTCTGAGTGGCCAGCTTCACCATCAACTTTGAGCCTGCCCTGAAGCGCCACTGCGGTGACTGCCGCCTGTGCTGCACGCTGGTGCCGGTAGAACAGCTTCACAAGCCCGCCAACACCCGCTGCCAGCATCAGTTCAGCGGCGGCTGCCGCATCTACGCGCAGCGGCCCGGTTCATGCCGCATGTGGAACTGCGCATGGCTCACCGACCCCACCACCGCCGACCTGCACCGCCCCGACCGCGCCCATTACGTCATAGACACGGTGCCTGATACCGTGGTAGCGGAAAATGATGGTGAGCGCCATGTTGTGGATGTCTATCAGGTCTGGATTGACCCAGCCCACCCAGACGCCCACCGCGACCCGGCGCTGCGCGCATGGCTGGCCGCCATGGGCACGCCAGCGCTGGTCCGCAACGGCAACACCAGTGCCGTGTTCATTGCGCCACCCAGCCGGGCTGGCGGTGAGTGGCTTGAGCAAGAAAGTCAGATGCAAGAGAAGGGAAGCTTAGACAAATGAGGAAAATACGCGTGGCCATTGTGGGCGTGGGCAATTGCGCCAGCGCCCTGATCCAGGGGCTGGCCTACTACCGCCAGAGCAACCAGACGGCGGGCCTGATCACGCCTGAACTGGGCGGCTACACCCCGGCTGACATTGAGGTGGTGGCCGCCTTTGACGTGGTAGACACCAAGGTGGACCTGCCCCTCAGTGACGCCATCTGGGCTGAGCCGAACAACACACCCATGCTCATTGCGCCACCAGCTATGGCGGGGGCCACGGTCTTCCGGGGGCCAACCCTTGATGGTCTGGGCAGCTACCTGCGTGAGGTGGTGGGTGAAAGCACGGCCACCCCGGTTGACGTTGAGGCTGTATTGACCGATCTGAAGGTAGACGTGCTGGTCAACTATCTGCCGGTGGGGTCTGATCTGGCAGCGCGGCACTATGCCAGTGAGGCGCTGGCGGCGCGGTGCGCTTTCGTGAACTGCATGCCCGCGTTCATTGCCTCTGTGCCAGAGTGGTCTGAGGCGTTTCACCGGGCAGGGGTGCCCATCATTGGGGATGACGTGAAATCACAGGTTGGTGCCACCATTGTGCACCGCAATCTGGTGCAGTTGCTGCGTGAGCGCGGCTACGTGCTGAAGCGCACCAGCCAGTTGAACGTGGGTGGCAATTCAGACTTCCTCAACATGCTTGAGCGTGACCGGCTGACCAGCAAGAAGATCAGCAAGACACAGGCCGTGACCAGCATCATGGGTGTGGAATTGCCCGCTGATGACGTGCACATTGGCCCGTCTGACTATGTGCCGTGGCTTGAGGATACCAAGGTGGCGCACATCAGGCTTGAGGCTGAGGGCTTCATGAGCGCCAACCTGACCATAGACCTGAAGCTTGAGGTGGTTGACAGCCCCAACAGCGCGGGCGTGGTGATGGACGCCATACGCTGCGCCGCCGTCATGCAAGACCGCAAGCTGGGCGGCGCGCCCATTGCCGCCTGCGCTTGGTACATGAAATCACCACCTGAGCAGATGGATGATACTGTGGCCAATGATCTGCTTGATGAGTGGCTGACCGGGGATGACTATGACAATTGAGTTTTCAACTGAGCAGCACCGCAAACATTTTGCTGAATTTTGCAGATGGGAACTGGCCAGCGGCGGCCCAGACCCGCAACTGGCCATGGTGCATCACATGGCCAACCAGCAGAAGGTGAATGAGGAAGAGCAGTTGTGGCGGGCCTTCTGCTACATTGGCCCCTACAACGTGCCCTACGGTGAGGTGCTGTGGCGGCACTGGACCTATCACGATCTGGCTGATGGCAATGACGGGGGCAACGCCAAGGCCAACCTGCGCAAGTGGCTGGATGCCGCCTTTGAGGCTGACAAGATCACCACCCGCATTGAGCGGCGCACGGTGCGGCGGGCTGACTGGCTGCACGAATACCTGATGGGTGCCCGGCAGTTCATCTGGCATGATTGGCCAGAACTGGTGGATGAGTGCCGGGGCATTCACCCGCACCACGCCTATGAGAAGGCATGGCAGAAGGTCACGGCGCTGCCGCGCATAGGCCGCTACGCGGCAATCAAGCTGATTGAATACCTGCGGCGCTATCAGGGGCTGCCGGTCCGCACGCCCGATATACGGCCCAAAGACGCATGGTCACCGCGCCACACGCTGGGCTACATCTGGCCAGACCGCAACCTTGGCAACAAAGACAACAGCCCTGCGGCGCTGGCGGTGGCCAACCAAGCCTGCATTGACGCCCTGACCCTGCTGAAGCATGACTACGATGTGACCATTGACATGTTTCAGCTTCAGGTGCTGCTGTGCGAGTACCGTGAAAGCTGGGAAAAGGGCAAGCAATACCCCGGCCGGTCACTAGATAGCGAACTGGGCTACGCCCACAAGGCTGAGGCTGACTGGGCCTACACGTCAGGCATCTGGCGCGCCCGGCATGACCTGTTCCCCTATCAGCATCTGGGTGAGCGTAATGGGTGGGACGGGCCGCGCAAGCCGGTGGCCGGGTGCCTGCGTGACCATGGCTACACATGGTCTGACCTGATGTATGACTACGGCAGCACCAGAAATATGGACAAGCCAGCTATGTGGAGGGTATGATGGCGGCCAGTGACCGGGTTGAGGGTGAACGGGACCAGACCTATTTGGGGGATGGCGTCTACGCCAGCTTTGACGGTTACCAGATATGGCTGCGCGCTGACCGCTTTGGTGCGGAACAGGCCATAGCCGTTGAGCCTGAGGTGCTGGCCCAACTGGTGCGCTACGCCGCCAAGGTCTTTGGGGGACAGAAGACATGACCCACCCACTCAGGAAAGTGGTGCTGTCAACGCCGTGCGGCGCGTCACGCTACACCGGCTACCAGCACAAGAGCATCAACCTGAAGCTGGAGTGCGGCCATGAACTGTACCGCAAGGCCAGCGCGGGCACGCCCAAGACGGCGCGCTGCCGTGACTGTGGACTGGGCCGCACCCCAGACCGATGACAAGCTACGTGGTCACCAGCAGCGGCAACCTGATGCCCAGCTACGGCGCGTCACTACAACGGAGACTGCCCAAGATGATGAAAATCTACACGGTGTACCCCGGCAAGGTGCTGCTGTCTGCGCGCACCCACACCCTGACCGATGAGCAGTGCGCGGCGCTGGTCAAAGATCACGGCCTGACCGGCGTGGTGAACCTGTGGCACACGCCTGATGACCGCATGCAGCGGCTGGTGCCGTGGTACGAACAGATCAGCCTGCCTGACGGCCAGATCAGCCCGCGCATGGCACAGGTGCTTGAAAGCTTGGCTGATGACGTGGCCGCTGAGACGCACCGCCACGGCAAGGTGCTGTTGCACTGCTGGGGCGGGCGCAACCGCTCAGGGCTGCTGGCGGCCTTGGTGCTGAAGCGGTTGGAGCGTATATCAGGTGCCGTGGCTTACGACCGCGTGCGGCAGGTGCGGCGCGGGGCGCTGGTCAACCTGCACTTTGCCCGCTACCTGAAGGAGCAGCCATGACCGTTCACCACCTTATGGATACACCCAACGCACCGCTGCTGAAGCGCATCCGCTACCTAGAGGGGCGGCTGCTTGAGGTGCGGGCGGCGCGCTACAAGGCCGAGAACGCCCTGCGTGAGATTGCACGCCAGCGCCTAAGCAGCGAACTGACTGACGTGCAGCGCTCAGAGGAGTCTGACTTTGAAGACGCCTATGACATGTGCGTCAGTGCCGCACGCAAGGCCGTGGCAGCCAACATGAGGATCAGATGAGCATTGTGCTGATCAGAGGCACGGGCGGCAGCGGCAAGACCTACATTGCTGAGCAGGTGATCAAGGCGCTGGGCACCATTCACGCGGCCGATGACGAGATCACCTTAGGCCCCAAGGGCAAACTGGGCGGCTACATCTGGCGGTCTCCCCCGGTCACCATCATGGGCCGCTACGGCAACGCCTGCGGCGGCTGTGACACCATTGGCGGCTGGCCGGGGGGTCCTGATGATATCTGCAACAAGATCACCAGTGAGGCGGCACGCGGGCAGAATGTGCTGTGGGAGGGCATTGCCGTCAGCAGCTACGGCCAGAAGCGGCTGCTGGCCATGGGGCCAGCCCTGACGGTCATTCAGCTTGACACCTCACTAGAGGAATGCGTTAAGTCAATCTATGCCCGGCGTGCGGCCAAGGGCAACGCCAAGCCGCTTGACCTGTACCACACCGAGCGTAAGCATAAGGCCCTGTTCACCACCACGCGCAGCAACGCGGCGGTGGGCATTGCCACTGAGACGCACAGCCGCGCCACGGCGCTGCCCCGCGTCATGGAATTGTTAGGTTTGGGCAAGGGAGACCATATCTGAGGGCGAACGGCCAGCCCAACAACGGCAAGTCACCTCCCCGTCTCCCGCCGCTGCGCATCATCAGCGGTCTACGTTGTGGGTCAAGGTGATACGGCTAGGAAAGTGCATACCTTTTGGCAGAACACGCAGTAGGTCGGTGGCGGGGGCTTGGTATCTCACCCCCGCCACCATTTTGAGGGGATCAGCATTTGTTCACCATTCACCGCACCAACGTCAACTACGCGTGGCTTGAGGCTATTCAGCTAATGCAGCGTTTTGGCGTGCCTGAAGACAGCCGCGCAGGGCGCGTCAGCGTGATGCCCGGCCCGGTGACCACCGTCTATGACCAGCCGCGCCAGCGGGTGCTGTTTGACCCGGTGCGTGACGCCAATCCTATCTTTCACCTGCATGAGGCGCTGTGGATGCTGGCGGGGCGCAATGACGCCACGTGGCTTGACCAGTTTGTCAGCGATTTCAGCCAGCGCTTTGCTGAGCCTGACGGCCACCAGCACGGGGCCTACGGCTACAGGTGGCGGCAGCATTTCTGGCTACCTGAGGGTGAGGATTACAGGCAACCCATAGACCAGCTTGACGTGGTGGTTGACCTGTTGGCTGCTGACCCCGGCACACGGCAGGCGGTCATTCAGATGTGGGATGTTGGTGAAGACCTTGGCATACCTGACCTGAAGGACCGGCCCTGCAACACCCACATCTACCTGCGGCTGCGCACCATGCCCGCTGACACTGACGGCGCTGGCCCCAGTGGCCCGGTGATGGGTGACGTGCGTGAACTTGACATGGCGGTGTGCTGCCGCAGCAACGATCTGGTCTGGGGCTGCTACGGTGCCAACGCCGTGCACTTCTCAATCTTGCAGGAATATCTGGCGGCGCGGCTGGGGGTTGAGATGGGGCGGCTGACGCAGTTCAGCTTCAACTGGCACATGTACTCTGCCACCAAGCATCTGGCCACCACTGAAGGCGCTGAGGCGGGCATAAGTGGCGGCTACCCCGGCACCCAGCCGCTGGTACAGGACACGAAGACCTTTGACGCTGAGGTGCGCGCCTACGTGCAAGACCCCGGCTTTGCTGCGCTGGATGAGTTTAACAACACGTTTTTCATCAGCACGGCCTACCCCATGTACATGGCCAACATTGAGCGCAGGGCGGGCAACGCGGCCACGTCAGCCATGGCGTGGGCAGATAGGATTTGGGCACCAGACTGGCGCAAGGCCACCATGGCGTGGCTGGAGCGCAAGGCCAAGAAATGATGGGCTGGTGGCACCGTTGGCGTGAGCGCTGGCGCGCCCGCTTGGGCAGGGAAATCATGCACCAGAACGCCTACCTGTCACGTGAAGACGGCTACCGCTACCCCCGCTGTGACATCAAAGGAGAAGTGAGCAATGAGCATTTTCAGGACCGTCAAGAAGATCAAGGATTGTGATACCTGCAACGGCACCGGCCGCGTCTATACCGACCACAGCCGGGGTGAAGAGGCCGCCTGTGATGTCTGTGGCGGCACCGGCCGCATAGAGGTGATGACGCGGGCCAACCGCGTGGCCGTGCATCAGGCTGAGGTGGCCACCAAGCAGATGAACCCCGGCCCGGCGCGCAAGGCCGCCAAGGGGCGGCTTGCCGGTGATGAGAAGGAGAGTAAGCTGGGGTATGTTGAAGAGGAGTAAGCGTAAGTAATGACTGACCATGTAACTGACAACGTGGCCTTTGCGGGCCGCGTGCGGCGCTACCACGTCTGGCCGACTATTCAGACCCAGACCGTGGGTGAGCATAGCTGGCAGGTGGCATCAATCTACAGCCAGATTTGGGGTGACATACCCACCCCGGTTGAGCGGTTCATCAGGCTGCATGACGTGGCTGAGTTGGTGACGGGTGACATACCCTTCCCCACAAAGGCCAACAACCCAGACCTGAAGGCTGAGTTCGGCAAGGTTGAAGACAAGGCGCTTGAGGCCATGGGCATTGATCTGCCCAAGCTGCACCCTGACGTGATGCGGCGCATCAAGATATGCGACCTGCTTGAGATGATGACCTTTGGCATGGTTGAGCGCCAGATGGGCAACCGGCTGGCCATCCCCATTATCTTGCGCACCCTGAAGGCGGCACTGACGCTGGTCAACCAGCTTGATACTGAAGGTGAGCGCAACCGAGTGTATAGCTGGGTTGATCAACAACAGGCACGGCATGATGCGGTGCTGGCGCAAGCAGACAAGGAGAACTAATGTTGGATAAAGTCAAAGATATACTGACGGAGCGCCCTACCAAGCACGGTGAGTTTGCTGAGAACTCACGCGCCACATGGCACATTGTGCAGGTGTTGCAGGATGAGCGCAACTGGCCCACCCTGAGTGAACAGCAGCGGCACGCCCTGTACATGATGGCGCACAAGATGGCGCGCATTGTCTGTGGTGACCCGGCTGAGACTGACCACTGGGATGACATTGCTGGCTACGCCACGCTGGTGGCTGACCGGCTGCGCAAGCCGGTGGTGCCGTATGACGGCACTGACGTGTACAGCGCGCTGGCGGTGGCGTGGCGGGTGCCGCGTGATGAGGCCAAGGGGCGGGTGCAGGCCATCATGTACAAGCAGGCCCAGCAGCGTGCTGGGTCAGATGCCGCCGCTACCATGGCTAGGGACGCCGCTGAGGGCCGTCAGGCCAGCGGGCGGGTACAGACGCCACCCAGACCCGCAACCCTCCCACAGCCGCCCCAGCGGCCCGGCGCGGGCACGCCTGAAGACGGTGGGCACCACGCCGCCAGTCAGGTTGAAGCCTTGGCTGATGAACTGCACCGTGAACTTGAGGCTGGCCTAGACAATCAGGGCTGACCCGTGGCCAAGACCAGACGCCACCAAGAAGGGCAACTGGGCTTGTTCCAGCCGGTCAGCGGCTGGGTGCCGTCAACCACGCTGCCCGACCTGCGCGGGCGGCCGGTGGTGGTGCTAGACTGCGAAACCTTTGACCGGGGCCTGATCAAGAAGATTGGCCCCGGTTGGGCGTTCAGTCAGGAAGGCTATGTCTGCGGCGTCAGTTGGGCCGCTGAAGACAGCAGCGGCTACGCGCCCATCAACCACCCCGAGACGACCAACTTCACCAACAAGCAGGTGATGCAGTGGGTGACCGATCTGGCCCGG